ACGCCACTAAGCGTGCCGGCAACCGGGCTGACATATGCCGATACGATCCACGCCTGCCCATTGGCCGCCGTTACGGCAGTGGCGGTCTCAAACACCAACGTGGTCACTGTCCCCGCTGCGGTGCCAAAGAACCTCACGTCGATGTAAGGAATGCCCCCATCATTCCCGGTCCCGACGACCTGTGTAGACATGGCCGGGCCACCGGCAATCCCCCAGTTGGTGGGCAAGGTTCCAGGCGTTCCAGGCACCGCGCCGACCATGGTGCTGTTGCGGATGCTGTTGGCGCGCTGGTCCTCGAGCAGCAGCCCGCGCAGCTGTAGCGTGGCCGGGTCGCAGTCCCAGCGTGGCGTGTTGATCGCGGCTGTCTGCATCACGCCCGCGCTGTCGAAATACGTGCCGGTGGACGCACGGGTAAAGGTGATGAGCGGCGACAGCGTGCCGGGGGTCATGAAGTCGAGCGACAGCACCGGGCCGCCGCCGCCACCGTTGAACGAGGAGGCGTCAGCGACCAGTCCGCGCAGCGCGCGCGAGAATAGCCGGCACCAGCCCATCGGCGAGATGTCGCCCAGCACGCGCGCGCAGCGCCCGCCACGGCGTGGGGAGAAGTGACGGCACAGGCTGCAATGCTCCCGCCCACCTGCCCCCGTGTAGCGCGCCGCCGCCTTGCTGATCAGGGGCGGGGACATCAGCCGAAGACCCCGGACATCTCCTCGGTGTATGGGGCCCCGCTCATGGTAGATTGTTGCGTGTTCAGGTTGGCCCGCGTGACCGCCTGCTGATACTTGGCGTCCCACTGCGGCGCCATCGGCTCGTCCTGCTCTGCCAGCGTCGCATGCGCCAGGATGCCGTAGAGGTAGACCGAATAGAGTTGCTCCAGCACCGGGTTGGTGTCGGACGGCAGCAACAACGGCTTTGGCTTGGCATACCAGTTCATCAGAACGGTCTGCGGCACCCAGTATGGGTCGGGCGGGTCGGGCAGCCACGGGTGCGGCAGGAACTCGATGCAGTCGGCCACGAGTCGATACGCCCAGACCAGCCGGTTGCCGTAGTAGGTGCCGGGATACGGGTAGTCCACCGGAGGCGAACCGGAGGCGTCGGTCCACGAGCCGCTCCACTCGTCTTTGAGCACCAGGTTCTGGCCCGTGGCAGCGTCGCGAATGCTGGCCATAGTGCAGAAGTCAGGCGGCAGGGTGATGAAAGCCGAATCAACCGGCTGGGTCGCGCTGACCTCCATGCACCGGGCGCGCAGGGTCTGCTGGATCTCGGTCTCCACCAGCGTCACCCAGGACGGGATGCGTGCTGCAGCATCCCGGCGATCGAGATACCACAGCACATCGTCCGTTAACTGTTGGAATGACGCCAAGGGTCAGTCCCGCTTCTGCTCGCGCTCCCGCCGCTCACGGTCTTCCCGCTCGCGGTTCTCGCGCTCCTGGCGTTCCCGACGCTCCCGCTCCTCGCGCTGCTCGCGCTGATCGCGCTCCTCACGCTCGCGCCGCTCGCGGTCCTGATCCTGGTCGGGCTGCGCCGGCTGTGTCGGCTGGTTGGGCTGCGGGCGCGGCGGCGGGTTGGCCGGCATCGGCTGGCCGGGGTTGGGCTGGCCGGGCTGCTGCGTCACCGCTCGCTCGACGCTCAGGTCATGCGGATCTGGCTGGCCGGCAATCTCGGCCATTATCCGGGTCGACTCGCGCGCCATCGCCAGCACCTCGCGCCCGTGCTCGTACGCCATCTCGCGGAGCTCACCGAAGGATTCCGCCTCGGGGTAGCAGCGCATCACCAGCACCTTGTCGAAGTCGGGCGGCAGGTAGGGCTCATCGACGTTGGTGGTGCCCGCCCATCCCGGCGGCGGGATCATGTCCCCCTGGTGATACTGGCCAGGGTATTCCTGACGCGGCGGCACCGGGTTGCGCCCGTGCTCGTCAGAGCCGGGGAAGCGCGGCGTCTGCATGGTCTGCACGCCTTGCGCGCGCTGTGCCGCTGTCGCCGTGGGTGACGGCGCCATCCGCTCGTTGCTGTTGGGCTGGTCTGTGGTTCCCATGGGCATGTGATAGCCTCCTAGAGACGTCGTCCGTCGTCCGTACGAAACACCCGGTTGTCACGCTGGTTCAGCCACACATTCATCGCCTTCTCGTCGTACCAGATGCCGGTCTGCATCAGCCGTTGCACGACCACGTTCGGAATGCTGGCCACCCGCGTAAAGCCGGTCTTGCTGGTGCCGGTAAAGTTGCTGGCCGCACGCTTGCATGCCTCGACGATCGGCTTGACGTTCTGCGTGTAGGTGATGAGCGGCAGGCCGGTTTCCGAGTCGGTGGTGATCTCGGTGTAGCGCGTGGTGACCGGGTCGTAGCGCTCGTAGAGCGGTAGCGTCATAGCGAGACGCTCCGTATATTCGGGTCAGAACAGCGAGTTGACGTCGCTGCTCCGACCCTGACCCCAACGTGCGGAGGCACGCCGTGGCTGCAAAGAAACTGCCCGATCTCAGCTTCGTCCGCGAGTGCCTGGACTACGATCCAGACACCGGCATCTTCCTCTGGCGCGAGAGGCCAAGAGGCCATTTCCGAACTCAGAGGGCCTGCGCCACATGGAACGCCAGATACGCTGGGAAGCTCGCTGGGTGGCGTCTCGTGGTCGATCGAGGTGAGGTATATTGGGCGCTTACCTTGAACAACCGCGCTTGTTTGGCGCATCGCATTGCTTGGTTGCTGACTTACGGAGACGACCCGCGACCTCACGAAATCGACCACATCGACGGCAACCCGCTGAACAACCGAATCGGCAATCTGCGACTGGCCACCCGACAGCAACAGACCTTCAATCGTCGCGCCCGCACTCACAGTATTACCGGCAGTAGAGGCGTGACTGAATGCAGGAATGGCTACGAAGCCCGCATCACGATCAGCGGGAAAGTCCATAGACTCGGAGTTTTTCCCACAATCAGCGAAGCTTCGCAGGCCTATAGACAGGCCGCCAAACACTTCCACGGAGACTACTTTAGGTAGCATCATTGATTGAGCGCGAAAATGGCGCTATGTGCCTTGGGAGCTGTAACCCGCAGTGTTCCCTCAAAGATTATTCCGCCTTGAGTGTTGTCGCCCGTACGGGCATACGGTTGTTCCACCATATTGCGCTCAGGCAACGGTGCCAGTTCCACGTAGTCGCGGGTGATCAGCAGTATCATGTTGGGCGGCATGAACCGGTCTGGCGCCAGATCGAGCGTGCCGAAGTTGGTCCGGTAAACGTCCACCGCGCCCATGATGGTGACTTCCTGGGATGCAGTCGTGGACTGGATATTTTGCGACACGATCGGGTTGCCGGTGCCGCCCTGCGACAGCGTGCTGAAGTAATTTTTTATGTTGCCACTCATCAGCCCGATCGTCGGCGAACCGCCTGCGTTCCACGCCGCCTGCATGGCGTCGTTGACGAGAGTGAGCGTCAGATCGCGCGCAGTACCGGGCACCGCCGCGGTGGTGCCGTCGCCCACCGGCATGGTGCCGCCTGCGCCGACGCTGCCGTTGGAGCAGAACGTCGGCATGCCCGCCATGTGGCGCGGATCGGTCGCCGCCTTGGGGATGTTGCTCGTGCTCACGAGCTCCAGGTCGCGCTTGAGCTCGATACCGCGCATGACCAGCTGGCGGTTGTATTCGTCCTCGCCGCCGATGCTGTCGACCACGCGCAGGGTGCCGGACACGCCCACGGTGCGCGCGAATATCTGGCAGACATTCGACATGCGAACCGGTTTCACTGACGGGCTGATGACCGCGGTGAAGCCCTCGGGCTGCGGCACGTCTGCAGCGCTATTGAGCGTCTGGACGAGCCATTCAGTCAAAATCTGCTTGCTACCGACCTGCGGCAGCGCCGAGACGAACGGGGTCTCCTCGGGATCAATCCGATAAATCACATCCGAAACGTCCTCATGGACGGTGCCGGAGGCTAGCTGTTGCGTATATGTATTAGTTGGCGCACTTGCCATCGTCGGCGGTGATGCCATTGGTCACTCCCAAGAAACAGAGACAGCCCCTTGCGGGGCGGATTTCTGCATCTGGAGCGACTGCTTGCCGGGAGGCCGTGTCAGGTGGGTGCAAGCACTCCCGATCGGTGGTCCCTTGGGCGCATCACACGCGATGCCGGCACGGCACGGCGCCGCTGGGTGCGAGCACTGCCATCGCCGTCGATGTAAATACTAAGACGGTTGGTGCGTTTCCTGCAAGCTCACGCTAAAACAAAGACGGCGTGGCTAGGCGTGCCTTGGCGTGACGGGTCGCGACGAGGCGCGGCAGGCTTAGGTGGGGACTGGGGCAACCCAGTCCCCGTGCCGTCTAGACAGACACATATGGCAAATCGGGGTGGTCGCGCATGGCCTCGCAGGCCTCGATCAGGCAATGCTTGGCCTGCGCCACTATCTCCCGCTTCTCATCCCTCTCATCCTGCTTCCGCCGTCTAGCAAGGGCCGCTAGGTGCTTCCGCTTCTCGGCCTGCCATACCTGCCATGGGCTCCTCTCAGGCACTGGAACTCCTCCCAGTCGCGCTCGAACTGTTCCCAGGTCATGGTGGGATGCAGCCTGCGGGCCACGTCCCACCACTCCAACTGGTCGTATTCGTCGAGGCGCGTGTCAGGCACGCCGATACCGCACCATGCCCAGACCCAGCAGTCCCATGCCGAGAATCCCGAGGGTCATCGGCTCGGGCACCGTCACTGCGCCGGTCACCAGCTGGATGGTGTCAGCAGCCGCCTGTCCAGCCGCTGTGAAGGTGATCGAGTAATCGTGCCCGGTGCTGGTCACCAAGGCCGGCAGAGGGTTGGTCTCGCTGGTGGTGGCGTTGGTGGTGATCGGGAAGGTGTTGCTGGCGAACAGCGCACCATTCACATTGGTCGACAGCGTCGCCGGCCCGAACGGACCGCCCACGAGGTGATTGACGGTGAAGGTGGACGTGGCGTCGGCACCGCCGGTCAGGATATTGAGACCGGTCTGATCCACCGAGATGTCCAGCACGTGGGTGCCGCCAGTCGCTGCGGTGGCGTCGATCGTCAGCGAGGCGAGCGAAGCGCCGGGCAGCGGCGGGTTGCCGGCTGCTGCGATGTCGATGCTGGCGAAGTGCGTGCTGGCACCGTCGCAGCTGATCGACGCATTAATGCCACCCGTGCAGACCAGCGCCACAGCCACGCCGTCGTCGAGCGCGCTGATGGTGATCACCCCGGCCATGGCTGGCGATACCAAGGCGAACAATGCAGCGCCTGCGAGCAGTACCTGTCTCATGTG